GTAAGCCGCTTGATGCTGGTTGTGGTTACAATGTGAAAACTGGAGAGATGGGGAACTTGATAAACATGGGTGTGATTGATCCGTTGAAGGTTACAAGGAGTGCTCTTCAGAACGCAATTAGTGTGGCAGTAACAATTCTTAGTACAAACGCAGTAGTAACACTTTCAAGATTATGATACCAATAGGCAAAAACATTATTATCAAAAACATTGACGAAGAGGTAACAACAAAGTCTGGTCTTTTACTTTCTGGAGAAGACGTAAAGGGGATGAGGTATAGGAAGGCTGTTGTAGTTGAGTCAGGTACTGACGTATCTTGCATAGAGAAAGACGACGTGATATACTACGACAAGGCGCATGGCTTTACGATGCTAATAGAGGATGAGCCTTACACGATCATTCAGGAGAGTCACGTCGTTGTTGTCTTATAGAGTCTTTCATAGATATTATCATGTCTCTATATCGTTTGTCTGTATAAGACACATTTTTAGCAAACATCTTATTGTTGGCTTGAGTAACGGGGATTTCTTCCCCGTTTAACTTTTTATATATAAGCCTAACCACGTTAATTCCTTTTTGGCTAAGGCAGTATATTGCAGGTATTGGGTACTTATGCTTGCGTTCTATTTTGTCTATCCACCCTTCATTCATTAGTCTGTGGAAGCGAGGTTTTTCCCAACCTAGTATTTTATTAAACTCATCAAATTTTGCACGTTTGAAATATTTTTCTGAGTAGAGGAATAGAAGTATATCTAGGTCTGATTGGGTTAGTCCGTACTTCATTTTTATAAATTGGCGTACAACTCGCCAATATTTCAAGTAGTCAGATTTCATTTAAAATAAATTATTACATTTGCTACAAAGTTATTAATTTAAAAATTATGCCTAAAGAAGAAACAAAAAAAGAGGAAGAAAAATCATTTGATATTATTTCTCAAATTAAAGCAATAAATAAAAGTTCTTCTGATAGAATGAAAGCTTTAAAAGAAGCTTCTAAAAAAAGATTAGAGGATAGAGATAAAAAAAATAAAGATCTTAATCCTCAATCTAGATCAGAAATCACTGGATTTGGTAGATTTAAACAATTTGGAACATCTATAATAACACCTAAAAACAAAAAAAACCAATGAAAAAAGTAACTAAAAAAACTGCTTACGACATCAAAGAAGCAAGCAATCCAAAAATGAAGGCTAGTGCTCGTAAGCATTATGCTATGAACGCAGAGGCTGCAATGAAAAACCAAAAAAAGAAGAAGTAATGAAAGCTAAACCATCATTGCCTATGGCATCAAGGATGCAAATGGCAGCTTCAACTGGAAATTCAATGAAAAAACAAGGTAGCGGCAATCCTATTGCTAAAAGACTTATAAAGTCTGCTAAAGGAAAAGGAATGGCTGGAAGGGATAGTTACCGTTAAAATTTAAAGATATGGCTAAGAAAAAAGAAGAACTTGTACAAGAAGTTGAGGTACAAGAAGTTGAGGTGCAAATTGAGCAACCAGAGGTTGTTGAAGATAAGTACCCTGGACACAAAACAAGAGCATTTAGAGCTTAGTTATGGCTGTTAAGTCAAAAATGAAATGTAACCGCCCAGTGCCATCGGATAGACCTGGCAAAAAGAGGATGGTTAAAGCATGTTCCAATGGACAAGAAAAGCTTATTCATTTTGGAGCAGAAGGATATGGTCACAATTACTCTGATGCTGCTCGTAAAAGTTTTAAAGCACGACACAAGTGTGATACTGCTAATGACAAGTTAACAGCAAGATATTGGGCATGTAAAAACTTATGGGCAGGACCAGGTGGTTCAACCGCATCAAGTCCTAAAAACAGAAAAGGTAAATATTAAAACTATGAACAGAGATTATCCACTAGCACCAACATTCTTTGGTGACAAAGAAAAAAAGGTAAATAAACTTGAAGAAAGAGCTGCAAAAGCTACAAAAAAAGCTGAGATTGCAGTAGATGAAGGAAGAGAAAGAAGAGCCGACAGATTATACAGAAAAGCTGGAAGGCTTGAAAGTCGTGCTGTAGAGACTGCTTATAGAAATTAGTTATAATGGCAACTCAAAAATACATGGGCAGAGGTCAGCTTATAAACAGACTTTCTGCCCAAGTTGGAGATAAAGGGTTGGCTATAGCTATACTTCAAAAGAGAGGTCATCTAAAAGCAGATGGTAAAACGCTTACTAAGGAAGGTCAAAGGAGGAATGCTATGACTGCTTCTGAAAGGGCAAAAGATAGGGCATCTAAGAGAACAGGTCTTCCTGCAAGTGAGTTCGTTTATAATCCAAAAACAAATACAGCAAAGAAGCGATGAGTAGAGATTATCCATTAGCACCAACATTTGATTCAAAAAAATTTGAGAACCTTTTTAATAAAGCAAAAAAGGAGAAAAATAAAAATTTTCAATATGATGGTAAAAATTACAGCACTGATGTTCCTGTAATAAAATACTTAATATCTGCAAGAAAGGCAGAGGTTGATGCTCAAAGTAAACAAAAAAAGCGATGAAAGACGCTTGTTATAAAAAAGTAAAGGCACAGTACGATGTGTTTCCATCAGCGAGAGCTTCTCAAGCGATTGCTAAATGTAGGAAGGCATCAGGATCTGTCCGCAAGACAGAGGAAGGAACGTCTCTCAAAAGGTGGGAGAAGGAGAAGTGGACTGACACTAGAACTGGCAAGGCTTGTGGTGCAGGAGGAAAGAACGAGTACTGTAGACCAAAGGTAAAAGTTTCATCACAAACTCCAAAGACTATATCAGAGATAAGTAAGTCAAAACTTGCTGCAAAGAAGGCTGAGAAGTCAAGGGTAGGTATGGGAAAAAGAGTTTCAAAAATTTAATATATTTACACAATGAAATCACAAGGTTTAGGAGACACTATCGAAAAGATTACAACAGCAACAGGAATCAAGAAAGTTGTTAAAAAAGTATCTAAAGGATGCGGTTGTGAAGAAAGAAGAAACAAGTTGAATAATCCAGACTTATTAGTAAACAAAGTTTTTTATAAAAATAGAACAAATGGTAACAAATAATACAATACAAGGAACAAAGGCATTGGCAATATTTCCATCTGACAATGCAGACATACCAACTCCTAACTTGCAAGTTAGCAGTACAATGACTGGTAAAGCAGATGGTGGTGCTATTCTTGTCGATTCAACAAATCCATTTATAGTAAATGGATCAAATACTGTTAATGTTGGTGATGTTATATATGTTCCATCACTTTTTGTTGCTGCTACAGTTATTGAAGTTATAAGTGCAAGTCAAATTAGATTAAATGATCCAATTGCTGATGCTGCTCTTGAATATCAAATTTACCAACAATCTCAAGTTACAGGAAATTCAAATTCAGGTTGTTTTATTTATGTTGGAACTACTGCTGGTGAGGATCAAACAGTAACTGTTAAGACAGCTTCAAATGATTATATTGTTTTCCATGGTGTTGTAGAGGGAAGCGTTTTACCAGTAAAAGTAAAAGCTGTATATAGCACAAACACATCTTGTTCAAATCTTGTGGCAATTTGGTAATGAAAACAAGTTACAAGCATATTTTAGGATTACCTATAGGTTTATTGGTAGGACTTTATCTTAAAAATACAAACTCATTGCATTGGAATGATTTATCTGATTCTAATGTATTTGAGTTATTTTTTTTCCAGTCATTAATTACAATAATTTCTTCATTTATAATGGCGTGTTTCTTTGAGTTTTATCAGCAAAGGAACTTAATAGAGAAGCCATCTAAAAGAGATACTGAGATTGATATTGTTGTGACCACAATATCTGTTTACTTAGGCTATGTAATATCTTATCTATTATGAGACAATTGAGTTATATATTCTCTGCACTACTTGTTTTATTTGCTCCAATACAAGGCATATTAATAGCTGTAGGTGCGGCTATAATGCTAGATACATTTACAGGTGTATTTAAAAGCATTAAAACTAAAGGATGGTCAAGTATTAGAAGTAGAAGGTTATCAAATATAGTATCAAAAATGCTTTTATACGAAATATGTGTTTTGTTTTTATTCTTAATAGACAAGTTTGTATTGAATGAGTTTATGGGTAAGTGGTTTGAGATTGATTATATGTTCACTAAGATATGTGGAATTTTAATTGTTTTTATTGAGCTTACTTCAATAAAAGAGAACATTGAAGAGGCTTTCAATATCAATATATGGAAGATGCTAAAAGAGGCATTACTAAGAGCTAAAGATATTAGAAAAGACATAGACGAAATAGCATAATGGACAAAATTACACTAGACAGAATAGCTACTCTTCACCCGAAGATTAGAAAGCAGGTACTTGATGCCTACACTCACATTAACAACAAGTTACTTGGAAAAGGTGTTAGGCTTAGATTTGCCTATACCACAAGAACATTAGCTGAGCAAGAGTTCCTTTACTCTTTCGGTAGGACTAGATTGTATAATGAAAATGGAAGGAGGATTGGCAAGGTGACAAATGCAGCTCCAGGTCAGTCTATACATAACTATTCATTGGCTTGGGATATTGTTATTTTAGTAGACCACAATAAAGATGGAGTTTTTGAGGATGCTCGTTGGGATACTCAATCAGACTTTGATGGAGATGGCAAGGCAGACTGGATGGAGGCTGTTGACTATTTCAAATCTATAGGCGCAGTATGGGGTGGAGACTGGAAAAGGTTCCCTGATGCACCTCATTTTGAAATTACCTTTGGTCACACTTGGAAGACTTTAAAAAAATTGCCTACTTTTACGGAAACTATAAACGGAAAAGTTTATACATATCCAAAATTATGAGGTATTTAATACTTATTTTATTGTTAGTCGGTTGTCGCTCTGCCAAAGTGCAAAAGCAAAGCGAAGTGGCAAAAGTGGATGTAACAGAAAATAAAGCTATTACAGAGGTCCAAATAATAAAAAAGACAGATAGTATAGTTGAGGTTGAAATAGTGCCTATAAACGAGGATAAAGAGGTGGTTATAACCGACCAAAATGGCAAGGTTACAAAGGTTAAAAATGCAAAAGTAAAATATACTAACGCAAAACGGAACCAAGAAGAGGTTAAGGTGTTTGAAGACAAGACCAAAACAACGGTAAAGTCTGAACAAAAGCAAGAGAAAAAAGATGTTGAACGCAAAGTGCCTGTTCATTACTACTTCATTTTTTGGTTTATTATATTAATTATATTGTTCATTATATATATACAAAGAACATTTAAAATATTTAGGTTATGAAAAGACCAGACACCCCTCTTGCCCCAAGTCCTGAGCCTAAAAATGACACTATTAGTAGTGTATTTACATCTAGAGAAAAACAAAGAGGCGATAATAAGTATTCTGCAAAACACAAACAGAGTGTAGATTTGAAGAAATCTGATGGTTCTAGTGTGTCTTCAATTACAACTCAAAAAGAAAAAGAGAGTGGTAAGGTTAAGTTTAAAGAGTATAATCTTATTACAAATCCTCAAGGAGAGTCTAAACTTCAGATTGATGTTAAAACAAACAGAGATCGCAATTCTACTAGGTTAATAGAAGATTCTGAGAGAGCAAAGAGCAAGTTTGGCAGAGTTTCAAGAAGGAGTTAAAAATTTATATATTTGCAATTAATTAAATTTACTAAAAATGAGCAAGCAACTTTTAAACGAAGAGTTATCTAAAATTCAAGAGTTAAACAATGAGTTTAACAAATTAAAAATGGTTATTGTAGATTGTGAGATTCAAAAGCACAATGCATTAAGACATATTGACGAGTTAAGAAAAGAATTTTCTTCTCAAGAAAAGATGTTGATTGACAAGTATGGTAAAGATGCTGTTATCAATATCCAGACTGGAGAGGTGACACAAAAAGAAAACTAAAATGGCAAAAATTAGCACATATCCTAAAGATACAAATATTTCTTTAACAGATAAGTTGTTAGGTACTGATTCTGATAACTCTTTACTTACTAAGAATTTTGAGATTTCAGATTTTATTACATTTTTGCAGAGTAATGGAGCTGTTGGACCTACTGGTCCACAAGGACCTGCTGGTCCACAAGGACCTCCAGGACCATCTGGAACAGAAATAACTAAAGTTTTGAAAACAACTATAACAAGCGCACAAGTTTTACAGTTGTTCACAACTCCAGTTACTATATTAAATAGTAATAATCCGCTTACAGTAGCATACCCTATAAATGTATATATAAAAAGAAATGCTGGAAATGCATATACATTGGCTGCAAATAGTTTTTCTATTATTAATGATTTTGATGCAACTTTGACAGCTAATTTGAATCCAAATCCTTTAACTGGAACTCAAGCAGGATATTTTCAATCTTCAGTTTCTCCAAATCAAAATTTGTCAGGTGGAGATAAAAATGTATTGTACAAATTAAAGGCAGTTGCTGGAGATCCAACTTTAGGTACAGGAGATTTAGAAGTGTATGTTACATATATAGAAATAACATTGTAAAAATAATTTTTAATACGCCTATTGAATTAAAAATTTATAATTAACAATATAATGTCAAAAATAGCTACTTACCAATTAGCGGATACTCCGTTAGAATTAAGCGATAGGTTAATAGGTACAGAAGCTATTAGACCAAATCCTACACCAACTCCCTTAGCGACTAAAAACTTTTCGTTAGGGGAGTTGCTTAATTTATTCCAATCAAACTTTCCTTCTGATACTCTTCAACAGGTTCTTGATACAGGTAACACTGCTACTCAGAACATGACTATTAATGGTACAATTAATGCAACATTAATTAAACCAACTAATATAGAGGATATTACAGGAAGTCAAGGAACCATTTCTGAATATTTAAGCAAAGGTGTAACTGGTATTAGTTGGGTTCCAATACCTGTAGACAACTTACAATCTGTATTAAATGCTGGTAATACAGCCACTCAAAATATAGTGTTAGTTGGCAATATAACCTCTACACTTATAATTCCTGGAAATATAAGAGATGAACTTGGTAATAATGGAACTACAGGTCAGGTATTAACAAAAACTGGGACTGGGATTAGATGGCAAAGTTCTTCTGTACCTGGTTTAGCTAGTGTATTATCTGTAGGCAATTCAGCTTCGACTTCAATTATTATTGAAACATCTCAGTATGAGTCAAATATAGAGGAGGACAGGATATTTACAAGAAACAAGTCAAACAATATAGGGGTTTCAATAGATTCATTAGGATCTATTACATTCACAAATTCTGT